ATCGGCCGCACATCCATCGAACAGGGGTTCATGGATGTCGTGCGCTCCATCTTCAAGCCGGAGCGTGTGGAGCTGGCCGAATGATCGACGCGCCCGTTTACCGCAGCGCCCTTCTGTTCGGCGGTATCGCAGCCGCCCTTGCCGCGCTGATCCTCTGGCTGGTGACGCCCTCGGCGCGGTCGATCCTGCATGATCTGACCACCCCGCCGGTGGCGCGCTGCGCCTCGGCCGAGAGCCATGACATGCGCCCCGCCTGCATGGTCAGCCTGCGCGCGACCGCGCTGAACGGCCGTCATCGGGCTGGCGCCACCTGCCACGGCGACCTGGGCGCCCCGACCGTCAGGATGTTGGGCTGAGCCATGACGCAAGACCTTTATGACCGCGCCGTCCAGTTGCTGCTGACCGAACGTCGGGCTTCCACCTCCCTGATCCAGCGCCGCCTGGGCATCGGCTACAACGACGCCGCACGCCTGATGGAGCGCATGCAGGCCAATGGCATCGTCTCGGCGCCGGACATCGTCGGTCGGCGCGAGATCCGCGCGCAGGCAGGTGAGAAATGAGCTATGCCTCGCTCCCTGATCTGATCGCGCGGGCCGGTGATGCCGAGATCAGGCAGATCGCCGACCGTGATCGTGATGGCACTCCCGATCCTGACGTCATTGCGGCCGCGCTGCTGGATGCCGACAACGCAATCGACGGATATGTCGGCGCGAGATACGACCTGCCGCTGCCGACGGTGCCCGCCCTGGTCAAGACCTGGGCGGTGTCGATCTCGCGTTACATCCTGCACCGCAATGGCGCACCCGATCATGTCCGTCAGGATTACACCGACGCCGTCGCCGCGCTGAAGGACGTCGCAAGCGGCCGCATCGCATTGCCGGTGGGGGCCAATGATCCCGCGCCGGTCAGCCAGACCGGCCAGATCATGGCGGCGCATCCGCCCGAGGTGTTTACACCGCAGAAGCTCGCGGGGTGGAAGTGATGCTGTCCGAGATCCTCGCCCGTCTCGAAGCTGTCCTTTTGCCGCTCGGTCGATGGGTCGCGGTGGAGATCGCCGAGGATATCGACGCGGTCGGGGAGATGGCCGGGCTGGTCGAGAGCGGGACCGCGATCATCATGCCATGGCGCGAACGGGCCGGGGCACAGCAACTGGCGACGGGGGGCCACCGCCAACGCGTCGAGACCCAGTTCATGGTCGGCATGGTGCTGCGCAACTACGACCAGAAGATGGGCGGCGACCGCGCGAAGAGCTTCGACGCGCTGAAGGCTGATATGGAAGGCGCCCTCGCTGGCTGGGAACCCGACAGTTGCGACGAACCCTGTGAACTGATCGGGGGCGAAAGCAGCCCGATTTCGAAGGGCGTCAGCATCTACGTCCAGACCTGGGCAACGGCCCGTTTCCTCGAAGGAGTTTGACCATGGAACAGCCCGTCACCGGCGGCAGCTACATCCGCGATCCCGCCACCGGCGCCCTGACCCGCGAAGGCGAAACCGCACCCGCTGTCACCCCGTCCCCCGAAGTCGAGCCGGAAACCCCGGCCGAGCCTGAGAAACCCGTGAAGAAGGTCCGCTGATATGGCTGCCCGCCGCTGGAAGAAACTCGCCATCCTGCTGAAGCCCGAAACGGTCTACGGCACCGATGTCGCCCCCGCCGCCGCCGATGCACTGATCGGCCGCAATGTTACCTTCACCCCGATTGTCGGGGAGCGGGTGAGCCGCGACCTGATCCTGCCCTACATGGGCAATCAGGGAGTTCTGCTCGCCGGAACCTACGGCCGCATCGAGTTCGATATCGAGATCGCAGGTTCCGGCGCTGCTGGCACGAAACCCAAATGGGGATCGGCGGCGCGGATCTGCGGCATGTCGGAGACCGTTCTGGCCGGTGTGTCGGTGACCTATGCGATCATCGAGGAAGCGCTGGAATCGGGATCGCTTTACTTCGTCATGGACAAGACCCGTCACGTCCTTCTGGGCGCGCGCGGCAACATGACCTTGCAGTTCAACGCCAAGGGCATCCCGTATTTCCGTTTCACGATCCTCGGGCTTCTCGGCACGATTACCGATATCGGTGCCATGCCTGCGGTGTCTCAGGCGGGCTGGACCAAGCCTGTGGTGGTCAGCAAAGCGAATACCGTCCTGACGCTGCATGGCTGGACCGCCGTTGCCGAGCGCGTCGAGATGAACCTTGGCAACGAGGTCACGCCCCGTTTCCTGATCGGTGACGAAAGCATGATCGTCTCGGATCGCAGCGCTACCGGCACCGCCGTGGTCGAGGCCCGGCCGATTGCCGAGATTGACTGGTTCACCATTGCACTCACCCGTGCCCGGGGGGCCATGTCGCTGATCCACGGCACGATTGCCGGGAACATCGTCGAGGTCATCAACCCGGCCGTGGAGGTCGGCGAGCCGACGCTGGGCCAGACCAACAACATTGCCAACTACAGTCTGCCGCTGGACCTCTGCCCCGACGCGGGCCGGGACGAGATGCAGATCATCGTGCGCTGATCCACACTCCTTATATAGGGCCATTCCCCATGAAATTCGTCCTCAGTAAATCCATTGGCATCTGCTGGCCGGTCACGGTGCAAATGCCCGACCCGGAAAATCCGGGCAAAACTGTGCCCTCCACCCTGCTGGCGCTGATCAAAACACAGGGACAGGATGATTTCCTCGCCGCGCAGGAAGACATTGCTAAGGCGCGCGGCCTGCGCGCCCAGGCGAAAGCGGAGCGCGACTACCTGGCCAGCCGGGTCGTGGGCTGGACTTGGGAAGACGCCTTCGATGACCGGGGGGAACCCATGCCTTATTCAGCAGATGCGTTGCACCTGGCGCTTCAGCAGGGCTGGTTCCGTAAGGCTATCTGGCGGGCGCTGAACGAGATCGCGATGGGAGAACCCGCCGAGGGAAACTGACCGCCGCTGCCCGCGCCTGGGCGTTCGCGCGCCTCGGCCGGGCAGATGACCGCGTGCCGGTCGCCCTCGATGACGATCTGCGCGCCGAATTTGCCGAGATGGGTGCCGAGGTGGCGCCCGTTCCTGACACCCCCATGACGGTATCCGAGGACTTCGAGGTCATGCCCTGCAACTGGCAATCCGTCTGCGCCTTCCTTGCCTGCGAAACGCAGTGGCGGGCTGTGCCCATGACGCTGGGCCAGATGGCGCAGGTGGTGACAGAAGTCGTCTGGATCGGCCTCGACTATGTCGCCGTCGATGTGGTGCTGCGCCGCATGGGCCTCGGTGACGAGGTCTTCGCCGACCTTCAGGTCATGGAACGCGCCGCCCTCGATGTCTTCGCGGAGGTACGGGGATGAGCGGCAAGCAGTTTGTTTTCAGCCTGCTCTTCAAGGGCGAGAACGCCGGAGCGAAGGCAGCGGCGCGCGAGGTCGAGCAGGGTCTGGACGCGGTGCAGGGTCAGGCCCGGCAGACCACCGTCGCCCTGAAGGGCAATGCCGAAACGCTGGAACAGGAGGCGCGGGCCTCGCGCAAGGCTGCTGATGCGGCCCGTGATCTGGCCCTCGCCGAAAAGCGGGTGCGAGATGAGGCGGCTCGCAGCCAGGGCGCGCAATCCCCCACCGTTACCCTTGACCCGAAGCGCGTGGAGGAGCTGCGCGAACGCTATGTCCCGCTGGCAAAGGTCCAGAAGGACTATGCGCAGGATCTGGAGCGGATCGCCCTTGCCGAACGCGCTGGCGCCTTGACCAAGGGCGAAAGCGCCATGGCACAGGCCCGCCTGAAGGCCAGCTTCGAAGCCGAGTCGGAGGCCATCACCCGCAGTTCCGCCGCCCTCTCTGCACATGGTCGCGTGGTGCGGCTGACGGCACATGAGCGCCGCAACCTCATGTATCAGGGCAATGACGTGTTCCAGTCTCTGGCGCTCGGCATGCCGATGTCTCAGGTGCTGCTCCAGCAGGGGCCGCAGATCGTCCAGATTTACGGCGGTATCGGCAACACGATGCGCAGCCTGGCGGAGGGCCTCACCCTTGCGCGCACCGCCGCGACAGGGCTGGCAGCCGTCGCCATCATCGGCGCCACGTCCTGGAATGGTTACCTGAAATCGGTGAAGGAGGTTGATACCGCCGCCGCTGGCCTCGGGCGCGGCATGGCGGGCACCCGTCAGGAACTGGAGGCGGCCGCACAGGCCGGGGCCGAGGCCGCAGGGATTTCGGTCAAG